AACACAGTGGTCTTCGAAGAGTGACTTTATTTCAGAAGAAGTAAATGTAGTGTCATCATACTTCTTGGGGACACCCAAAAAGACAACCGCATCGTAGTCAGTATCCACCAGATTAAACTCTGTCGATGTACTTCCGTACTTGTACTGTTTTGAAGATTCTACGGTATTGATTTCGAAGTGGTCATACAATGTATGAATGGCTCCGTTGTGTCTAGACTCCGGAGGTCTTACAACGTCAAATTCAAACTCATACCCATACTCTTTTGCGATAATGGGTAAGAACTGATAACAGACGTTGAAGTCCATTACGTGAGTAATGTTTGCAGACTCAAAGGGAATTTCATCCACAAAACTGGGATCGTCGGGTGTCTTCATCCAGTTCAACATTCTACCTTCATCATAGTATCCCACGAACAAAACTTTTCTGTAACCACGCCCCGCAATCATGTTGAGAATAATAGGGCACCTTGTCATGACACTGTTCATACCATTTGCGGTAGATGTGTAAAAGGTCAAAGCAGGTTGTATATTATTTTGGTAACTCTTCAAGTTACCATACATTCTACTCTTAAGATTACTCTTATCTCCACTATGAACTAATCTAGAGAGATATGTGTCTCCGTCACGTTTATACACTATAAACTCATTATTGCTTGAATATAACATGGTTATCCCTTATAGATGTTCTGAATGTGGTCTTCAAACTGTTCAATCTTCTCCAGTCTGTTTGGCCATAGTATGTATTCCTTCTCAGGGTTCTGTTTCAGGTTGTTCAATAGGGGTTGAATCGCATTGAACAACTTGTCCAGTTTTTCCTGAGTAGAGATGACCGCAGTGGTATTCTGAGATACAGTCTGTTGCGCCTGTTGTACAACTTCCAGTTCATCCTCGTTTGCGAAGGTGAACCCAAAGTCAAATAGTTCGTCACTCATATTTATACCTGTAGTGAAAATATTTTCGCTTTTTTCTATTTATACGCTTGACAACCTCTGGAAATGGTGGTAGACTGTATCTGTAAATTGATGAGAGGAATCATATCATGCAAGTAGCAGTTATCCACGGTGCGTTCGAAGACTCAGCCCGTACAGTAGCCTTCGTTGAGGTCGGTGATCGCCCAGTCATGGAGGCACTTGAGTATGCCTACCATCGGACTCAGAACCTTGGTGGTTCGTGGTCTCGTGGTTCTAAGATTGAGTTCGGAGGTGAGACTTATGACAACCCCGACTTTTCACCAGACGTGACCGTCATGGCGGCTCTGCCTGTCCACGAAGGTGTCACCTATGGTCTGCGTTCTACCTCTATGGGTGACCACATGTTGTACGGTAACACCAAGTACGAAGTTGCCATGATGGGTTTTGAGGAGGTTGCATGATCCACGGGTCTATGCGTCACTACGCCAGTGGGCGTAAGAAGAAGGTCAACTACTGGACTAAACCCAAGAAGAGGGAGAAAGAGTTCGTACCCCTAGAACCCTCTCAGGCGTTCCGTAGGGAGACACCGGAGTACAAATCGGTGGACACGGGTGCAGGGTCTACCCCCAAAATCGAACCCCAGAAGTACACTGGCACCCTTGTGAAGGGGATCAGTACCATGCACAAGTCCAATGCAGTCCCCATCATTGACGAACGGGAGGCCAAGGAACACGCCTCTATGCGACGATAGGTTATATGCATATAGCAAAAAAGTCTAAAAATACCAAAAAAAAGTGTTGACTTTTGACGCCAGATCGGAGATAATAGTACCGTTGATTGGGAGAGTTCTGGCGTCAATTGACTAGGAACCTTGGTTCACTGCTTCTCTCCCTTTGGTTTTTGTTTTGGGGTACGGCCCTGTGGTAACAGGGGGCCTCCACCGGATGCTCGGGACATGCAAACCCTGTCGCCCTGCCCCACTTTTTTGAGGATTGATTATGTCCTATGATGACCTGATGAATGACCTGATGTGCCTCTGTGAGGTACGTGGGGAGTTGTCTCCCGAAGACAACGCATACGTCGAGGCACGTATTCAAGAAATCCAGAAGCAACTTGAGGAGCTTTCATAATGAAACCAATGCATATGGTCGAGTCTATGTCTGAGAAGGAACTGGCTGCTCTCCAGCGTCAGTGGTCTGATAACGAGAAGAAGATCAATGAACTTCTCAACTGGCAACAGGAGATCGATAAGGTGTTCGACAAGATCGATCAAGGTAAGATTCTTATTTCAGGAGCAGTCTAATGCAAGTAGGTGATAACATCGTCCGTCCGTTCTGCACTACCCCCTCTCACGGTTATCTCCGTGTCCCTCTGTCCGATCTAGATGAACTAGGTATCCGCAACAAGATCACCTCGTTCTCCTACAAGAACGCAACCCATGCGTTTCTAGAAGAGGACTGCGATTACGAGACCTATATGTCCGCCATGGCTGACAAGGGTATTTCGGTCAAGATCGTGGAACGTGGTGCGCCACGTGGTCTGCGCTCGTTCGCTTCGTTCCCACCCCCGTCTGAGGGTCAGTTTGCGGAGTTGTTCAACCACCCCCAGATGCACTACTAATCGATAAAATCGATGGATTCTGAGATATCTATCGAAAAAATCAATGAAAAAGGTGTTGACAATCACGGCGAAATGAAGGATAATATACCCCTATTGATGAGAAAGGTGACGGTATGAATATTGCGATTGAAGGTCAAATTAAGAACAAACACCTTGTCCGGTTCTATGTCGAGCAACTTGTCAAGGAGTTGGGTCTTGGTCGGTTTCGCAAACCCGTCATCACTGTCCGGTTTGTGACTAACGCTGGTGGTGCGTTCGGGCTGTGTGACGGTGCGAAGGGTGAGTACGCTGAGATCGTTATCGCTCGTAAGTGTCCCGTCACTGAACGTAAACTTGGGTTCGTTGAGATGATGCAGACTCTTGCACACGAGATGGTTCACGCCCGACAGTTCATTCGGGGTCAGTTGAAGAACACTGGTGGTTGGGCTTGGAAAGGTCGCAAGGCAGATGGGTTTGAGTATGACAATCAGCCTTGGGAGAAGGAAGCGTTCCGTCTTGAAAAGAAGTTGTTCATGGACTGCTTCCCGCACTTCGCTCCCTTCAATAACTAGGAGAATCAAATGGGGTTTGATGCATTTTTGAGAGAGAAGTATTTTGAGTATCGTGAAGAGGTTGCCCTGTACAAGGAACCTATCATGACATTCGAAGAGTATGTGGGGAAGTATTCCCACTGGTTGAAGGATATGTATGATGGCGAAGAAGACAAGAAATCGGAATCCAGTAGCGAAGTTTAGTCGCAAGTTTAACAAGGCGGTCAAGATGACTGACCGCAAAAAGGAACAGAAGAAGACCGGCGTAATCAAGGGCCGGAACTACTGCGTAGACGAAGACTTCTACGACAGTGCGGGGGGATTTGAAGAGTGAACATATTTGGTTTAGAATACGATGACAAGCGAGGGTTCAAGTTCCCTTGTGCAATAGACTCCGCACGTTCTCAATGCGATAAACACATAGTGAAGATGCCCCTTGAGTCTTGTCAAATGTTGTGTACTGCACATCGTATACTTGACGGTGGTAACGATCACTTGTACAAGATCGCCCATCCCAAACACCCATCGACTCTCTGGACTATGGAGTCTCGTGCTAACTACTACTGGCACTACCGTCACTGGCAAGAACTCTGCAGGGAGTACACGTTCCGGTACGGTAAGGTTCACAAGTCTTGGCAGAAGTATGGTGAATACCTTATGTGGGCACCACAGAACATTCCTGATTCACGTGCTTTGACCCCATTCAAACTTGCATTCAAAACGCATCCTGAATGTGTGGTTGAAGGTGATCCGGTTGCGTCCTACCGGAAATTCTACAAAACGAAACAAGATCGTTTTGAGATGAAGTGGACGAAACGCAGAGTCCCAAATTGGTTCTTGACAAGTGAGGAGGTATAAGTATATAATGGACGACATGTTCATGGCAAAGAGGTACGCAATGATTCGACGGGCTGCATTGAAGATTCAACAACAGAATCGACAACAGAGTCAACGAAGGACTCAATACCTTCAGGAAAAAAAGTTGAACAAGGCTATCGAAGTGTTGGATGATCAGAGTAACATGCACTGGTCTGACACTGATAGGTACATTAACGCACATTATGGAGATCGTTTTAATGGAGTCAATGATGATTGATAAAAGTCGTGATGAGATGTTGGATGCACTGCGTGAAGGTGTGGTCAATCTCTCATTTGAGAAAGTCAAAGACGGTGCAGTTCGTGTGATGAACGCAACCCTGCGTGATATCCCCGAAGAGAAGATGCCTAAGGGCGGAACTGTTGATCAGTCTGTGGGTGGTGATTCTACCCTACGGGTGTTCGATGTTGACATTCAGGAGTGGCGTAGTTTCCGTATAGATAAACTCATTTCATTCGGATAAGAGTCATGACGAAAGGTCAGAAAGCAGCAGAGACCCGCAAGAAGAAACAACAGAAGATGTTGGATCAACTTGGGTTCGAACGTAAGAAGGTGAAGCGCAAGCGTAAACCTATGACGCCCGAACAGAAGGCTGCTGCTATCGAAAGACTTGCGAAGGCACGTGAGGCTCGTGGTGCGACAGGTATGGCGTCAATCCACGAGTCCATTCGTGATCTACCAGAAGACCACTTCCTTCACTGGAAGAAGGTCAAGGAGTGGATCAAAGACAACGAAATGAAGTTGAAGGGTATGACGGGTATGCGTGATTCTTCCAACTGGAAGGAACGATCCGAATACAAAGACCTTGAGACTTACATTAAAAACATGAAGTCCTATCTTTCGACAGGACATTGGAGTGACTTTCGATATGGTGCAAATGGCGAAAATAAAATACAAGAGGTCTGTATCGCCATGTCGTACTATCCAGACGGAACGCCTAACCGCAGTTACGGAACGTTCTACCCTGACATTGGACAAGTCTGGTCGAAAGAACTTGAGGAGATGTGGTATGGAAAAGACTTTAACCCCCGACGAACCCCAGTCAAACAACTTCCTGACGAAGAAGACCTTCTCGAAGCTGGTGGAGGAGACGGTGAAGAAGACGGGGATGAACTATATTGATACGATAGTTCACCTGTGCGAAGAGAATAAGATTGAGATTGAGGACATCAAGAAGTATCTTAATGAACCGATCAAGGATAGACTAGAGGCAGAAGCGATGGGTCTCAACTTTATCAAAAACGAAACGAGTGTACTTGATGTCTAACCTGATTAATTTCAGACCCTTCGTAAAGAAGGTTCTCACTGAAAATCAGATAGAAGACCTCAAGAACATTGAAGCGCCTTGGGTTCCTTCTCATTCTTCAAAAGGCTCTTCGGAAGAGACTTACGTTGACATCGTGCAGAATGGTACTGATTATCAAACTGCACACTATGAAGACAGGGCATTTAGACTCAGCAGTAACAAGGTCATCACTACTGAAATGATTCAGGATATCGTAGATGACATTGACTTAGTTTGGAAAGAAGAAGGACTGCGGGTAATCGATACCAACTACTTGCGTTATGTTGAAGGAGACTGGTTAGGCCCACATACGGACTCATCAACATATCAGGATAAGAATGGTAGACATCTGAATCGACAGATCACTGCAGTGACCATGTTGGACAAGTCGGATGACCTACGTGGTGGAACTCTCTGTGTGTATCAGAATGGGTTGCGTCATGAATTTAATCTGGAGATAGGTGAGACAGTATTCTTTCCGGCGGGGGATCATCATGAATGCACAAAGATTCGTCGTGGGTTTCGGGAGATACTAGTTTCATGGATGGGGTAAGACGGGGATACGTATTCTCCGAACAGTCACTACAAGATATACTTGACTGTGTAGATGAAGATGTCTTTATTCACCGTAGAGCGGAAGCCTATAGTGGTCGTGGTGAAACCAAAGAAGATGTTACCGAACATTATCGGGGAACTACTCAACGTGTTAGTGTACACTACAACATGTTTCCTGAAGCGAAGAGGGAACTTGAAGAGTGGGTTGGAGACGGAACTCTTGTGGGTCAGTTTGATCTGATCATCTACCGGAAAGGAAGTAGGTTTCGAAGACATATAGATAATTACAACGGACGGGATATCGATCCCGACAAGTTAAGAATTCATTCAACCAGTACAATACTCTATAAGAGTGATGATCTGGTTGGTGGTGATCTGTATCTCTACGATAGTAAGGATGCAGAGAGTGGCACCAAAGTGGATATTGATGTAGGGGAGACCGTACTCTTTTATCCAGACAGGTGGCACGAAGTAACTGAGGTAACTCAAGGAGTGAGAATCTGCTTGATATCTTGGTTGAAAAATCCCCTGTGGGCTGGGAGAAGTTTTCCTTGACACGGGAGATATAAATAGTGTATTATATGATGGTAATGTGGATAAACCTTAATACAACGACATACAAATATCATACGGAGAAAACATATGAGCTTTGCTAATCTCAAGTCCAAGTCTATGGACGTTTCTAAACTGGTATCTGCCGCTAATGAAATGAACGGTGGTGGTACTGAGAAAAAATCCTACGGTGATGACCGTTTCTGGAAACCCACAGTTGACGAATCAGGTAACGGTTATGCCGTTATTCGTTTCCTGCCTGCGGGTGAAGGACAGGAACTTCCGTGGGTGCGTTATTGGGATCACTTCTTCAAGGGCCCTTCGGGTCAGTGGTACATTGAGAAGTCTCTGACTACTATCGGTCAGAACGATCCGGTGTCTGAGTTGAACTCTCGACTCTGGAACTCTGGTATCGAAGATGACAAGGAGATCGCACGTAAGCAGAAGCGCCGTCTTCACTACGTGTCCAACATCCTTGTTGTGAACGATCCTTCTAACCCTGCGAACAACGGTAAAGTATTCCTCTATGATTTTGGGAAGAAGATTTTCGACAAGATCATGGACAAGATGCAACCTGAGTTTCCCGGCGAAGAGCCAGTGAACCCGTTCGACTTCTGGTCTGGTGCAGACTTCCAACTCAAGATTCGTAACGTTGCGGGTTACCGTAACTACGATAAGTCTGAGTTTAAGGCACCGTCTGCCCTGTTCGAAGCGGATGAAGTTCGATTGGAAGCAACTTACAATCAACAGTTTGATCTGAGTGAGTTCTCTAATCCTACTACGTTCAAGTCCTACGACGAACTCAAGGGTCGTCTGGAAGTAGTACTTGGTACTGCGGTAGGTGCGAGTGCGGTTGCTGCAACTGCGAACGTGTCTCAGTCTGCAGAAGAGAACGTTGGACGTTCTGCTCCTGAACCTGAGATCGTTGCTTCTCCTGCACCGTCTGTTGGTGCGGAGGATGATGAGGATGATACCTTGTCTTACTTCGCTAAGATGGCACAGGAAGACTAATGTATACCCTTCACTGTCCTAGTGGAACATACTGTGAGGATACGTTTCTAAGACTGATCCTCACAGTCTTTAGACATAGGATGAGTCATTGGATTAAAGGTGAAGGGTTTTCTGACTAGGGGGCATACGCCCCCTTTTTTTATCCTACTCGCCAGTTAGAAGCCCGTGAACCGTTTCTTGAAGATGGTCTGGAACCAATCAGATTGGTGGTTTGACTGTTACTGTTATTGGATATATTAGTGCTACCACCCATCATAGCAATTGATGCAACCTGAGTATTGGTAGTCTGGGATGCAAGTTGTTTCTGTTGATCCTGCAAGTACATGGAACCCAACTCCCTTTCGGACATGGCGGGAGGTTCGATCTGAATATCCGGAATGTCTAATTCCGGTGCCTCTAAAGGTTCCATCTCAAACTTAGGAGTGGGTACTTCCAGACCCTCATAGGGGTTCTCTACACGTGGTAAGAACGTAGGAGGCGGTTCGACAGGTAGGAAGTCTTCCCTTCTAGGAGGCGGTTCTCTCTCTGCGGTTACAACAACCTCTTCTACAGGACGAGGTGTGGCTCTAGTTTCCTCTGCGACTTGGGCGGCTTGAGTCAAGACGGAAGCGGGGATTTCAAGATTTCTTCCACGAATCTCCGCTAACTTACTATCCACTTCTGAGGTGTCGAGTTGAACCAACATTGCGAGAGGTCTAAGACTCTCTTCAATCTCTTCGGTTGGGACATCTTTCAATCCCACCTCAACCTTCACACCCTCAAAGGCTCCGTCTGTTATCTCTCCCCCTTCATACATGGTGATCATGAGTTTATTGATGTCACCCATTTTCGTACCAAGTTCATTGAGTTTCTCAATGATCTTATCAACGTCCATGTTCTCAAAGTACTCTAGAGCAGCGGCATATTCAACAAGAGGTGTGACCGCATCCGCAATGTTCTTTAGGTTCGTTCCGTCTACATCTTCGAACGCCTTCAGAGAATCCGCTACTTTTTCGAAAAGAGATTTTTCATCATCGTCACCAAAGATGAAGTCTACTACCCCACCAAGCGCATTTCGGATTGATAATAAACCTTCCTGTCCCAGTAACGCAAGTAATGCAGGCCCCATGGCCAGTATACCACCAGCGGTCTTCATCAACCCCACACCGTCTACATCTGCAAGAGCTGACAGTCCGGTAGACATGTTTACCATGATCTGTTTCATGTTCTCGCCAGTAGCACCAATGAGTTGGGTGAACTTATCTGCGATACCAAATCCAGCGAAGAATGTACCTAACCCCAAACCCACAAGTCCAAGACCAACAGTTGCCTTACCACCTATTGCGGGTGCTGCTCCAAATAATCCTGCAGCACCAAGTAAAGTCGCCACCACGGAGGCCGGTATAGAACCTAATGCAGTAAGACCTCCTGCCACATTTTCCATTAAGGATTTGAGACCTTCACCGTTTGTACCAAACTGTTCTGCGATTGCAGAAACCGCAGCCATCTCAACCATGAAACCTGCGATACCCGCACCAATCAGTGTTAAACCAGCAGCGGCTCTTCCGGTTCTACCGACACCAAACAACATACCCAAGGCACCACCCGCCGCCATCAATGCACCTGTCAGAATGAAACCATCACTCTCTGACAATACGGATAACACATCCGCCAAACCAACAACAGTACTTTTCAGTGCTGTCATGTCGGTGTTCAACCAACTGAGTGCTTTGTCTCCTGTGGCGAGTCCAAGGAAGAATCCAGATATACCCGCACCAATTGCGGTCATACCGGAGGCTAAACCACCCGCACCTTTTACGGGCCCGAATAACACACCCGCAACTGCACCACCAGTCAAGACAGCGAGTGTCGCAGTTAAAGCACTTGCATCAACGTCTTTGAAGATATCACCAAAGGCAACTACTGCCTTCTTGATACCATCATAGTTGGGTTCGGAGTCAAAGAATTCTAGTGCGAGGTTACTTGCTTTGAGACCAAGGAAAAATCCACCAACACCCGCACCTATAGAAGCCATCGCCGCAGCGGGTGCAAGGAGAGCAGTTAGGGCACTGCCACCAAATATGTTACCAAGTCTGGTGAAACCAAAACGGCTACCGCTGCCGCCGCCTTTCATCCCTTTCTGAAGAAATAGGATGTCTCTGGTTAATTTGTTGTTTTCAAGTTGAGCGTCTAGGAGAGACTTGAACAGTTGGTTCTGTTCTCTTTCTTTTTCTTCAATATCCCCTGCAGTGTCGGGAGACTCGTTTTCAGTAGTAGGATTGACGATGCTATCGAAAATGTTCTTCGACGCTTGTAGAGTGCTTTCAGTTGAATGCATGATAGCATCCTTGAGGTCATCCATCTGATTAGCGGATTCCTCATGGGTACTTTTCAAAACTTCTTTTACAGTACGAATTGAATGAGAACCAGTGTTTCGGGTAAGTTGACCCTCCGCAACTAGTCTATTAATTACGTCCTGTAAAGTCTTTTCTCTTGCCATCTGTTACACTCTACTTTATTTGTTTTAGTCGATCATTCTCTTCCTTAACATAATCAATCAGCATACCAACGTAAATCTCCCTTTCCCACGGCATCATCATTTCAAGTTCGGTTAGACTGTAATGATGATGTTGCATCAACGAAAAATTGGTCTTATAATGATTGACCAAATTATCGTGAGAAAGGTTTAGGATAAAAAATCTCTCATCCCTCTCAAGACAGTCTCACCGTCCTCTTTGCACTTCACACAAGTAAACTCTACCTTGTGTTCTAGTTTAGGAATCTTGACAAGGAAGTCTGTCAATACCTTAAACTGTTCTGTTGTCAAGTTCTCTAAGAAGTCTCTGAGTTCTCCCTTCTTCAAGTCCTTGGCATCATATCGTTCTTCTTCTGTCAGAATGGCTTTGACACATGTCTCTGCAAGTACCAGTCCATCCTCTGCAGTACCCGTAGACTCTTCATCCACAACCCTCTGGTATGAAGGATATGCCAACTCTAACTGAATGTCATCGGTCAGATTGACAACCTCACTATGGTTCTCTGCATTCTCAATCTTGACCGAATCAAGATCGATCTCTACTTCGTTCTTGTGTTCGCAAGACTTGCAAGGGATGATGACCCTTGATTTCTCACCAACAGATTTGGTTCTCACCTTGGTAAACATGTATTCGATGTCATATGTCGTGAGTCCGAATACGTCGATACCAGATGTTGTAATACAGGCATTCAGGGTATTCCCGATTGCCTTGGTCGCTTGTTTCTGATCTCCAGATTCAAATGCGAGCATAAGAATCTTTTCTTCCTTCACCAAGTAGGGTCGGAATTCAATCTTTTGTCCCGTAGACGGAATAACCAAATCATACTGTGGACTGCTGTTAATTACAGGTAATGCCATTTCACTCTCCTAATGTAAAATAGTAATGTATATATTTTAATTCAACAACGAACCTAAAATACCGCCGATGATTGCATCTCCGATACCGCTACTAGGCCCATCTGCACCATCATCGATCCAGTCCTTAAATGATAACTGGACTTGCAGTTCGGTAATACCTTCCTGTTCGTTTCCTAGTTGGATTGCATTGACCGATGTCGGGTACGCCTTTTCAAGTTTCACCTTTCGTACTGATTTGTCTTTTGACCCGAGCGTGATATCGATCTCTCCTGAAGAGAAGTCGATGATCCCCAAGTCTGGTAATCTGTTCTTGATTGATTGGGGAATTTTGTCCATGAACCCCAACTGCTTTTTAAATGCAGAGAACCCTGCCCCTTTCTGTAACTGTTCGATGGTCACGTCTTTTCCGTAGTCATCGAAGTACCCGACATAGTAGTCTTCGGGATTGTGTGCAAGTCTCTGCCACTCATCGAAGTATCGGGTAACCTTGTGATCGTTCATGCAGTAAAATACTAGATTAATATCAGGAACGAGGTATCCATTTGCAATCTTTCTTATTGCGGTTCCTGTCTGATAGTCTATAGAACTAATCTGTCGGCCTGGCAGTTCCACACTCTTACAAATCAGATTTAATCCAGACCCATCGATACTTGCGCCTGGGATTG